ACTAGATGAGACAAGTCATTTAAGAATACTCTTGCTTTTCCATAATACCCCGATGGATATTCAGAAATATTAGACTTCAATATATATACCATCTCATCTCTTATTTGATAGAATTTTTTTATATCATCCCAGCTTTTACTACTAGTCTTATTCACTATTCTTTCTATTTGTCTCATGTATTTGTAATATCTCTTGTCTTTAAATACAACAGGCCATAGAATCCTACCTTCTGCATAAATCCTTGTAGTATCAAAAGGCTTTCTAGTAATTGTTTTTCTTTCAGGTTGTGGATTATGTTTTTTCCATAATTCTTTTTTCCTCCAATACATTTCTGCTCTATAGTAATCGTTATATATCGCTGCTCTTTGTATAGATGGATCATAATATCCAGAAGTAACAGCAGGACCACTAGAATAGTGATGTAATTGAGAACTCCACATAGCAGGATTACCGTAAGGCATACCACCCCACATCATAGCTGTAGGAGTTCCAATAGGTCCTTGAGCATAGCAGCTAGAAGAGAAAACCAGGAAACCAATTAAAAATATCTTTTTCATTTCCTAACCATAAAATTTTGATCTTTTTCAAAGCCTAGACCCTCGTAAAAATCAACGAGACTGTCTTTGCAACTCAATACTATCTTATAGCATTCTTTGTTTTTAGCAACACTTACGCAATGCTCAACCATTTCTTTGCCATATCCTCTTCCTCTATATAGCTTATTGACCCCCACATCCTCAATAAACGCTTTTGGTTGGCCGTATCTAAGCTTGCTTTCATACATAATGCTTGCTGTTGCCACTATTTTTCCGTCTAACACCATAACGTACACCTCATAATTCTGAGGCATAAAAATCACTTTACTCCCAAATTCTTTAGCAGTTGCTCTTCTCACCCCTTCTGACATAAGATCTTCTACACACTCATAGTACTCATTTATATTATGACTTGGTTTTATATGCTCTATCATTCTACTGTAACACTTTTTGCTAGATTTCTTGGTCTGTCTACATTTTTATCTCTAAAAATAGCACTATAATAAGCTAATAATTGTAAAGGTATTACGCTAAATATAGGACTAAGATAAGAATTAGACTTTGAAATTTTTATACTTTCGTCACAATCCCCAGTAATACTTCCCCAACAATCTATAGCAATCACATAAGCTCCTCTAGCTTTCACTTCTTTAATATTATTTGCCATTTTTAGCATCTGTTCTTCGCTACTATCGTTATTTATTGCTACAACTATAGTATTCTCATCCACCAAGGCCATTGGTCCGTGTTTTAATTCAGCAGCAGCAAACCCTTCTGCAAAATTATAGCACAATTCCTTCATTTTTAGAGCACCTTCTAATGCTACAGGATAGTTAAACTTTCTTCCCATAAACATAAATTTTGTTTTATCTTTTAAATCCTGTGCAATTAACTGTGTTTTTTTATCTACTAACTCTAATACTCTAGATATTCCATTAGATATATTTTTAATCTCAGATACTAATTCTGTACGTTTTTTTGTCTCTAGACCCTCAGAACCTCTATTTTGTTCTATCCATAAACTTAACAGGAGTAAACAAACCACCTGAGAAGTAAATGCTTTGGTGCTCGCCACACCTATTTCCATACCTGCTCTTAAATATACTCCGCAGTTAGTCATTCTGCTTAAGCTAGAATTTACCACATTACATATACCCACTATAAATGCCCCCCGCTCTTTTGCCAAACTTAATGCTGCTAGAGTATCTGCTGTTTCTCCAGACTGACTAATACCTATAACGATATCCCCAGCTTGTAAAAAAGGTTGCCTATATCTAAATTCACTAGCGTATTCTACACTTACTTTAATGTCGCAAAATTCTTCTATATAGTATTTCGCTATCAATCCAGCATTCCAGCTAGTCCCACATGCTATAATTGTTATATGATCTGTATTTGCAAACATTTTCTCATGACCCAATAATCCTCCTAATTTAATATTATATCCGTCTATCCTTCCTCTCACAGCATCATCCAAGCATTTAGACTGCTCGAATATCTCTTTTTTCATAAAGTGTTCGTACTCGCCCTTTTCTATCTTGAATAGCTGTCGATGAAGTTTTTGAATATTACAATATGTCAAACTTTGCTTGGTCATATTATACACTTCAATTTTTTTATCTATTTTTATCACACTATTATCTTCAGGATATACAACGTTCTCTACATGATCACTAAATGCACTAGGATCTGATGCTATATGAAAATCCCCCTCATATTCTCCTATAGCCAAGGGACTCCCTTTCCTGCCACAAACAAGAATATTATCTTGACTATTCATTAATATAAAAGCATAAGCCCCCACTACTCTCTCTAGAGCTAATTTAGTAGCTGTATATACATCCCCTGTAGTTTTGGAATAATAGTCATGTATCAGATAGAGTAACACTTCAGTATCAGTATCGCTATTAAATCTATAGCCTTTTTCTACTAATTCTGTTTTTAATGTAAGATAATTCTCTATAATCCCATTATGAACTATACTCAAACTACCATCCAGAGTAACATGAGGATGGGCATTTCTTTTACAAGGCTTTCCATGCGTAGCCCATCTAGTATGTCCTATAGCACATTTAGACCGTTTTCGCCTATTAATCTTCAACCTAAGGTCTGTAATACACCCAGGTTGTTTAGCGGTAATTATACCACTATTATTCTTATACGATATTCCAGCACTATCATAGCCTCTATATTCAAGCTTTTCTAGTTCATTTAGAACTATGTTGATAGCGTTTCTGGATCCTTTGTATCCGACGATTCCACACATATGCTAATATTCTGCTTTTTTCTTCCTCGTCGTTTTTTAATCTTGAGTTTCCTGCGTTGAGCCCTAATCATATCTGCCGTAATATTCTCACCTGTCATTTTGGCAAGTTTGGCCGCTATATCCTCGTCTTTTAGAACTTGCTGGTTATCTACTATAAACCTAAGTTCACTATCATTCCACCTTTTATATTTTCCCATAATTGACTTATCCGTGTATTAGTATATAATAAAGTATTAAACCGTTTTTGAAAGGTCTCTTTATGATTACACCAGTTAATTCAGAATTAAAAATAGTTGCCTCAGAACAGCTCGAACAGTCTATAGCATCCGACCTAGAAAGCGAACAAAAAGAACCGCTAGAGGAACTTATTGCCAAGAATGAAAAAAACACCACTACCGAATAATGTTGATGAAAAAGAGTTTGTAGAAATTCTTCACCGTATTGTTAAAAAGCTTGGCTATAAATTTATTTTTGGCTATCACTCATATGAAGATATGTACCAACAAGCCGCCATATTTGCCATAGAGGGCTTAGAAAAATATGATAGCTCTAAACCCCTAGAAAACTTTCTCTGGACCCATCTCCGTAATAGACTATTCAACTTTAAGAGAGATAACTTTAAACGCCCAGACAAACCATGCATAAACTGCAAATATTATGATAAAGATTGTTTAAAATCTGATAATCAATGCACCGAATTCGCCCAAGTCATAGACTGTCCTCTGTACAAAAAGTGGTATATCAGGAATTCTAGCAAACAGAATATCATGAAGCCTACTAGTATAGAAAACGAAAAAACAATCGCAAATTATAGAGAAGATGATTTATTGGTGGATCTGTCTAATACAGAATTATTATCTCAAATAGAAAAGGAATTGCGGGGAGAATATCGGGAAATTTATCTGAAAATTAAACATGGATCCAAGGTTAATAAGACAGAAACTAGAAAACTACAACAACATATACAAGAAAATATATTATGTCAAAAAAACGAGGACAACTATCTCTAGAAGAACAGAAATTTATTGAAGATAATATAGGATCTATGGATGTAGAATCTATTGCAGAATATCTCAACAGAAGCACTAGTCCTATAGAAAAATATATCAAAGAAAATCAAATTTTCGCCTCTAGAGATGACAGAAAAGATCATGAGATTTTAAAACATAAATTACATGGAAAAAGTTTTTGGCAGGAAATTACCAGACAGTTTGACGAAGATAGTGGCGAGTTAGAATATTTTGAAAATACGTGGATTAATTTAGTAAAGCAGTTTCGAGAGGATGTATTAGCCGCAGAAGAGCTTCAGATCAAGCAGTTTATAACTATAGACATATTGATCAATAGAAGTATGAAAGAGCGTAAGAGACACATCTCAGACACTGAGAAGCTACAAAAAGAGGTAGACAAAGAGTATGCTAAAAGTGATGAAGATAGAGATGTTCCAAAACTTGCTAATCTAGAAACACAATTAAGCTTTGCTCGCAACAGCATAACAAATTATACCAATGAATATACGAAACTATTAAATGAGCAGCAAAAGATTAGCAAAGATCTAAAAGCTACTAGAGAGCAGAGAATCAAGAGAATAGAAGACGGTAAAAGCAGTTGGGTTGGATTAATTAGAATGTTAGAGGATGAAGAGGTTAGAGAAAAAGAAGGTAAAGAAATGGAAATCTTGAAACTTGCTGTCAATAAAGCTAAAGAAGGATTAAGTGAGTATCACACATACAACGATGACAAAATAGACCAACCGTTTTTACTTCCGGAGACAGTAGCAGATGATGAATAAAAAAACAGCTTTGATTTCTGGAGTCACAGGACAGGACGGCAGCTATTTATCAGAACTTTTGCTAGAAAAAGAGTATATTGTTATTGGGTTGCATAGAAGAACAAGCACAAACAGTTTTGATAGAATATCTGGAATATTACAGCACCCAAACTTTTCTTTGTGTGAATTTGACTTGTGTGACAGCAGTAGCGTCTATGAGGTTGTAGATCGGTATAAACCAGATGAATTTTATAACCTAGCTGCGCAGAGTCATGTAGCAACAAGTTTCAAACAACCCTCTTTAACGTTTGATATTAACACTCAGGGAGTGGTGAATGTTCTCGAAGCCATTAGAAAATATTCACCAAATACTAAATTATACCAAGCCGGAACAAGTGAGATGTTTGGTCGTAATTATTCTGTAGACGATAAAGGCTTGAAATATCAAGACGAAAATACACAATTTTTACCTCAAAGCCCATACGGAGTGTCGAAATTAGCTAGTTACAGAATGTTGCAAATTTACAGAGAAGCATATGGGATGTTTGTGTCTAACGGCATTCTTTTTAATCATGAAAGTCCTCGTCGCGGCGAGTTGTTTGTTACTCAAAAAATTGCATTATGGATTAAATCTTTTTTAAGATGGTGCAGATCTAATAATTTAAGTCCTATAGAACTAGAATCAAAAGACGATAAATTAGTCTATAATAATCTAATATATGATAAATTAAGATTAGGGAATCTGAAAGCAGAAAGAGACTGGGGTCATGCTAAAGATTATGTTAAAGCTATGTGGTTAATGTTGCAGCAGGATAAGTCAGATGATTATGTAATTTCTTCGGATCAAACTCATTCTATTGATTTTTTTCTTTCCTTAGCATTTAATAAAATTGGCATTAAAGACTATAAAAAATACATTTATATTGATCCCAAATTCTGTAGACCTGCAGAAGTAGATTACTTATGTGGCAGGTCTGATAAAGCCAGAAAAGAGCTGGGCTGGTTACCTTTATTATCCTTTGAAGATCTCGTAGCGGAAATGTTAAATGAATAGAAATTTTGATGATCCAAATTATAAAGCATGGAGAAAAAAGGTTTTCGCTAGAGATAAATTCGCCTGCCAGTGGCCTAATTGTGTATTTAAATCAAGGCTTAACGCTCATCACATACAAAGGTGGGCGGATAATCCGGGTTTGCGCTTTTTGGTTTCTAATGGCATTACGTTATGTCAAAAACACCATAAACTTATCCATAATAATGAAGAAGCATATGCTGCTTTGTTTTTAAAAATCTTATACAATAAACATGGTAGATTATAGTAATTTTCATATAATTATCGATACTAGAGAACAAAAAGCTTGGGAATTTCCAAGACACTCTACAGCCAATATTAAATTAGACACTGGAGATTACTCTCTTGCTGGGTTTCAAGATAGATTGTGTATCGAACGGAAAAGAAGCGTGAGCGAAATTGCTTCTAATATTACAGAAAAAAGATTTGTAGATGAATTAGAGAGAATGAAAGAATTCAAATATAAATTTATGATTTTTGAATTTAGTTTAACAGATGTATTAAGATATCCAGAAGGATCTGAAATACCTAGACACAAATGGAAATATATTAAAATATCTCCTAATTTTATACTCAAAAAATTATCTGAGTATATGGTAAACTACGACATAAACATTATTTTTGGCGACACTCCTAAAAATGCAGAAAAGATAGCTATGGCTATTATGAGGAGGGTATACGAAATTGAACAACCCAAATCTTAAAATATATGAAGATGCTTGGCTGGGCTTAGGGGATCTGTCTAAGTTAGAACTTGATTCTAACAAGATGATTCATCGTAGCAAAAAAGACATAGAAAACCCAGATCAGCATTTAATGAGAATTTTTAGAGACACTAATTATTTAGCGTCTACCTGTAAACTGCTATTTGACATAGAGCTTCATCCGATCCAGGTTGCAATATTACAGGAATTTTGGGTTCGTCCATTTCCTATGTTTATAGCTAGTCGTGGCTTTGGTAAGTCTTTCTTGATGAGCTTATATTGTATTCTTAAATGTACGTTTGTCCCAGCTACTAAAATTGTGGTGGTTGGTGCTGGTTTTAGACAGAGTAAAATTTTGTTTGAGTATATGGATACTATTTGGAAAAGTAGTCCCATATTAAGGAGTATTTTTAGCGGTAACGAAGACGGCCCTAGAAGAGATGTGGATAGATGCACAATGAGACTTGGAGATAGTTGGACAATTGCTATTCCAATGGGTGATGGAAGTAAAATTAGAGGTTTGAGAGCGCACATCATTATTGCTGACGAATTTGCTTCTATGTCTCCAGAAGTTTACGAAACGGTTGTTTCTGGTTTTGCTGCTGTTAGCGCCAGTCCTATTCAGAATGTGAAAGAAGAAGCTAAAAAACAAGCTATGCAAGATATGGGTATTTGGAATGAAGACTTGGCTACACTAAGCAAAAAAATGGGTAACCAGGCTATAATTAGTGGTACTGCAGACTATAGCTTCAAACATTTTTCCAGCTATTGGAAAAGATATAAAGCTATTGTTCAGAGCAAAGGCGACCCTGTTAAGCTAAGAGAGGTATTCCAGGGAGAGGTTCCTGAGAACTTTAATTGGAGAGATTATAGTGTAATTCGCATTCCATACGAATTGATACCTAAAGGATTTATGGACGATAAGCAGATAGCTAGAGCCAAAGCCACCATTCATACTGGTATATATAACATGGAATATGCAGCATGTTTTACCGAAGACAGCGAAGGGTTTTTTAAGAGAAGTTTGATTGAAAGCTGTGTAACATCAGACAAAAATCCAATCATGATCAATAATGAAGAAATATTATTTGATGCAATGATTGAGGGCGACAATTCTAAACAGTACGTTTATGGTATTGACCCTGCTAGTGAACAGGATAATTTTAGTATTGTAGTTATCGAAATCAATCCAACACATAATAGAATTGTATATTGTTGGACTACAAATAGAGGTAATTTTAAAGATAGACAAAAAACAGGATTGGTTGAAGATCAGGATTTCTACAGTTTCTGTGCTAGAAAAATAAGAAATCTTATGAAAATATTTCCTCCAGTCAGAATAGGTATGGATGCTCAGGGTGGTGGTATAGCTATTGAAGAAGCTTTACATAATCCTAAAAATTTGGATCATGGAGAAGTTTTAATATGGCCCGTTATAGATGAGAAAAAATCTAAAGAGTCAGACAACCAGGCTGGATTACATATTGTAGAGATGGTACAATTTGCTAGAGCAGAATGGACAGCAGAAGCCAATCACGGATTGAGGAAAGACATGGAAGATAAGTTATTGTTATTTCCGAGATTTGATGGTGTTTCTTTAGGTTTGGCTCTCAATAAAGAAAACAGAGATATTATGGATGCAGATCTTAATCCTATATATGATAGTTTAAGTGAATGCATTTTAGAAATAGAAGAGCTCAAAAATGAACTAACTACTATTGTTATGACCAAAACGAGCACAGGGCCAAATGCTAGAGACAGGTGGGATACTCCTGAAGTTAAATTACCAAATGGTAAAAAAGGCAGAATTAGAAAAGATAGATACAGTTCTTTGGTCATAGCAAATATGCTAGCTCGACAGATAAAAAACAAAATTCCAGCAGTCAAATACGAGGTGGTGGGAGGTAATAGAATAGATGTAAAAATGCATAAAGGAGACATGTATAAAGGCCCAGCTTGGTTTACAGACGCAGCTAATGACGATATATATACTGGAGTATACTACGATTAGGTGTATTATTTTTTAACAATCGTATTACATTTAAATTACAATCAAAATGAACAAATATCCTAAAAGTGAAGCAGAAAATAACAGCGAGTTAATAGGTCAAAATGCCTATGTTGTATGGGGTGATGATCTAGCTAGTAAAAAAGAGGCTTTGTCTGCTTCTGCAGATTCTCTAGACGAATGTATAGGTATTCAAAAAACCTCTGGTAGCAGAAGATACAGCTTAGACTATTCTAATTTAGACACCAACACTTCTGGTCGTCCAGGTTTAACCAAATCAGATTATTATTACTTTCGACCAGACGAAGAACCTCCTCGTAATTTTAAACTTATTGTTAAAAAAGCAGAGGATATATACAATCGCGTTGGTTTGGTCAAAAATGTGATTGATCTTATGGGTGATTTCTCGAGTCAGGGTATTCGATTAGTTCATCCATCTAGACGAATAGAAAAATTTTATCAAACCTGGTTTAACAAAATTAATGGTAAAGATAGAAGTGAGAGATTTTTAAATAATCTCTATAAAACAGGCAATGTTATTATTCATAAACAAACAGCAAAACTAAATCGCAAGTCCACACAACAGATGTTCAAAGCTCAAGCAGCCGATATAAAAATTAATGATATTACAGATGTTGTGCTAGGAGTTAAAGAAATTCCATGGAAATACACATTTATTGATCCTTATTACGTAGATGTTTATGGGGGAGCGGTGGCTTCCTTTTCGAATCATAAAAGATATCAGCTCACTTTGCCAGCAGCTTTGAGGAAAATAATCAATTCTCCCAAAAGTCCTGAGGAAGTGGATCTTGTTAGTAAGTTACCAGCAGCTATAGTTGAAGCGGCTAAGCAAAAAAAGGCTTATCCTTTGGATCCAGATAAGACTGCTGTTTACCACTATAAAAAAGATGACTGGCAGAGTTGGGCTTATCCTATGATTTATGCAATAATGGATGATATTGTGATTATTGAAAAACTCAAGTTGGCAGATATGGCAGCTTTAGATGGGGCTATCTCTAATATTCGTATTTTTAAGTTAGGTAATCTAGAACATAAAATAGCACCAACCAAAGCAGCAACATCTAAGTTAGCTCAAATATTGGGTAATAATGTTGGTGGGGGCACAATGGATCTGGTTTGGGGTCCAGATATAGAACTGATCGAAAGCAATACAAATGTTCATCAATTTTTAGGGGAAGGTAAATACACTCCACATTTAAACAGTATTTATGCTGGGCTGGGTATTCCTCCTACTTTGACAGGAACTTTTGGAGCGGCTGGTACAACAAATAACTTTATTAGCCTAAAAACACTAACACAAAGATTGCAATATGGTAGAGATATTTTAACTAAATTTTGGCAGCAAGAAATTATAGCACTACAAAAAGCTATGGGTTTTAAAGATCCTGCTTTCATTGAGTTTGATAGAATGGATCTTTCGAACGAAGAGGCGGAAAAAGCACTGCTTATACAATTAGCAGATAGAAACTTAATTTCTGATGAGCTACTACAAGCTAAGTTCGATATTAATTCAAGTATCGAAAGAATCAGACTCAACAAAGAACAAAGAAGACGGGAAAACGGGAAAATGTGGCCAAAAGCCAGTCCGTATCATGATGCTAATCTTGAAGGAGGTCTTCAAAAAATTGCATTACAGTCTGGCTCGGTAACGCCAAGCGAAGTTGGTCTGAAGCTTAAGATTCGAGATCCAAATCAAAAAACTAGACTTCAATTACAACAGGACTTAAAAGGCGACAGTAACCCACCAACGAAGTTGGGTAAAGATGATCCCGGTAAATCTTTGCCTGATAGATCAGGAAAGGGTAGGCCTCCAAGCTCGCAAGATACCAAAGAAAGAAAAACAAAAGAATTTGCACCGCAAACAGGAGCAAAAATGATGTTATGGGCGTGTGCCGCTCAAACAAAAATCGATGAAATTATCAATCCTATAATATTAGATTATTTTAACAAGAAAAATTTACGCTCATTATCAAGTGAAGAATACAAATATCTAGAAAATATAAAAACACAAATACTATTTGAACTTAAACCTTTCGGTGTAATTAATTCAGATAGCGTAGCTTCTTTAATACAGAACAACCATAACCACCACACACTCAAAAAATATAATAGTTGGCTAATTGGTATGAAAAATGACCCAGAAAAACCATTGACAGTTGAAGAACAAAGAAATGCCAAGGCCATTTTTTACACAAACACCCATGCGAGATAAAACATGAATATTTTTCAGCAAGAATATGATGACGGCATAGCAGATTTACTCACAGCTAGTAAATCACATATTAGTTTTGCTTCTTTAGCCACGCCGTCTCCAGACCATACGATGATAAGAAATAATTTCAAATCTTCTGCATCATATAATGATGACGATCTATACTATGTACAGTCTATTTTAGTGACATCTAATTGGAATAAAAATGACGACATATTCGATGCTCCAGAGGTGTGGGCAGCTAGAAAAACTCCAGAAGATAAACCAACTAATTTAGAACATGATGAAAAAACTATAGTTGGACATATTGTGTCTAATTGGGCAATAGATGAAGCTGGGCAAATTTTAGACGAAACTATGGCTTCAGATGACTTGCCTAGTAAATTTCATATTATTACTGGTTCTGTAATTTATAGAGCTTTTACCGATCCAGAATTAAAGTCTCGTGCAGAAAATCTTATTCAGCAGATAGAAAATGGACAAAAATATGTAAGCATGGAATGCTATTTCAAAGGCTTTGATTATGGCTTAAGAGACGCTCAAGGTAATCTAAAAGTAGTGGCTAGAAATCAAGATACAGCATTTTTAACGAAACACTTAAGAGCTTATGGAGGTACTGGACAACACGAAGATTATCAGATAGGTCGTGTACTAAGAAGTATCACGTTTTCAGGTAAAGGTTTTGTAGATAAACCAGCTAATCCAGAAAGTATTATTTTCAATAAGGATGATCTTTCTAAAATAATTTTTGCTAATGAACAAAAAAAACCGGTTTCAGAAAAAACAGGTGTATTAAAAAGTAATAAAATTTCTAACTCTCAAAATGATGGTGTACATATGAATTTAGAAAACGAAATTTCCCAATTACAACAAACCATGGCTTCGATTAAATCGGATTACGACAGTAGTCTTGAAACTTCAAAGTCAGAGATCGAACAGCTTAAATCTTTAAACAATGAACTAAAACAGGAGTTAGATAATACTATGAGTAATCAAGAAGAACTTTCTAAAGCCAATGAAGAAAAAATTTCAGCGCTTGAAGCTCAAGTTGCTGAGCTTAAAAGCGTAATTGAGCAAGCAGAGGCCACCAAGGCAGAACTCTCAGAGCAATTAGAAGCTAATGCTGGCGAACATGATAAAAAAATGAAGGAAAAAGAAGAAGAATTAAAGAGCAAAAGTGAAGAAGTGGAGACTTTGACCACAGAAGTTGCTCAATACAAAGAAGACAAAATGAAGATGGAAGAGAAAATGAAAAAAGACAAAAGAATGGCAACTCTTGTTGAAGCTGGCATGAGCCAGGAAGAAGCAGAGAAAACAGAAGCCAATCTTAATGCTCTTTCAGACGAACAATTTGACTCTATCGCAGAAACTTTCAAAGCATCTTTGGCAGCAAAAAATGAAGAAGAGACAGAGGCAGGAATGCCACCAGCTCTTAAAGAAGCCATCGAGAAAAAGAAAGAAAAAGAAGAAGAGTCAAAAGCAGAACAAGAATCAGAAGAAGTTGATGCTTCTGTACTTGAAGATGTAGAATTGGCAGAAGAAGCCGACCTTAGCGTTGGTAGCGAAGTTTCAGAAGAAGTAGAAAATACAAGAGCGGCTCTTGTAGATTTTGTGTATAATAGGTTAGGCAAAACAAACCAAAAGGGAGAATAACAATGGCATTAAAACCTGATCGTTTAGAAACAGTCACAGACGTTTCATTTTTCATGAACAATTCCACAGGCTCAACTATTGAGCGTGGTGGCATAGCATCAATTTCAACAGAGGGTAGCGGAGTTGCTATGGACGACGCTAATAGCGTTGTGGCTTATGCAGCAGCTGCTAGTGGTGCAAAGCCAGTAGGTGTTCTATTAAATGATGTGGTTGATCTTGATCTTACAAGACAACATATCAATTATCACAAAGACGAAGTTCAAAAGGGTGGCAAAGTGACTTTGCTACAAGTTGGTCAAGTAACCACTGATCAAATTTCTGGTACTCCTGCTGCTGGTGACGTTGCTTACGTTGCTGCCAGTGGTCTTATCGGTAATGATTCAGATAGTGGTAATAATGCTCAAATCGGTAGATTCTTGAGTAAAAAAGATTCAGATGGTTATGCAAAAGTAGCAGTTAACATTGCCTAATTTATACAAAAGGGAGAAAAATAATATGTCAGCTAATAATTTTAATGCCACCCCAGAGCTTACTGATCTTTTAGTAAAATCTGGTTCTCTAGACAAAAATGTTGCTTTGGCAGCAACTAGAGAATTTGCTAAAGCTCTCGAACTACCATTGAGACAGGGTATTCTTAGTGGCGATATCCTTAATGGTATTTTTGAGCCTATTCAACTAGCTCCAGGAGCAACCCCAGAATTCCAATTGGACTTCTTGGCTCCAGGTACTGAAAAAGATTTTGTGGCTTATACGCTACCAAATCACGGCTTAATTCCAGAGCGTCACGTTGAAGGCGATTATGTCATGGTACCAACCTATGACATTGGTTCTTCAATCGACTACTTACTAAAGTATGCTCGTGATGCCCGCTGGGATGTTGTCGGTCGTGCAATGGAAGTTCTCGAAGCTTCTTTTGTTAAGAAAATGAATGACGATGGATGGCACACCATTCTTGCTGCTGGTGTTGACCGTAACATCGTTGTGTTCGATGATGACGGCGTTGCTGGTCAATTTACAAAGAGACTAGTGAGCCTTATGAAAACTGTTATGCGCAGAAATGGTGGTGGTAACAGCGCCAGCAATAACAGGGGTATGTTGACAGATCTTTATGTTTCACCAGAAGCTATGGAAGATCTTAGAAATTGGAATGTGGATCAGATTGATGAGGTAACTCGTAGAGAAATCTATACCGCCGCTGATGGCGCTATCAATCGTATTTTTGGTGTTAATTTACATGATCTAGATGAGCTAGGTGTCGGTCAAGAATATAACGCTTTCTATGATGACACCATGAGCGGTACTTTCCCAACTGATGATACAGAAATTGTTGTGGGTCTGGATCTCAGAAGAAGGGATAGTTTCGTTATGCCAGTTCGTGAATCGGTTCAGATCTTCGAGGATGATACTCTTCATCGTCAAAAGAGAGCTGGTTTTTACGGTTGGGCAGAGCAAGGCTTTGCTGTTCTAGACAACCGTAGAGTTCTTCTAGGTTCTCTCTAATAGAGAGTTAACACTATCGTTGCGATTAAGGGCTGGGTTTTCCCAGCCCTTTTTTGATATAGGTGTATTAAATTAGTAGTCAACATCACTAGAGGGCCCACACTATGTCTACAGCTTGGAAAACTCCTGTTAGATTAATGGTAAGAGTTTTAATTAATGATTTAGATTCTAGTAATTATTCATACTCAGACAGTAGATTAGATCAGGTAGCAGCTGTTGCTGCTCAGTTTGTTAACCAAGATATCACATTAAATAATTCTTATGTAATCAGTGTTACAGACGAAACTATATCGCCAGACCCGTCTGTTGCAGCTACAAAAGATGAAGTTTTCATCAATAGCATTGTACTTAAAGCTGCTTGTATTATAGACCAAAGTACATTTCGTACAAAAGCAGCCCTAGAAGGTATTAGTGCCAAAATGGGTCCCACAGGACTTGCTGTTAAAGGTAATCTGGGTGGATATCAGATCCTATTAAAAGAAGGTCCCTGTGCTCTTTACTATAAGTTTGTAGAAGATCGCGAAATAGCTAACGCAACAAATATTGCTGCTATTCTAAGTCCGTTTGTAGGCAATAAGTTTGATCCTTATATGTTGCCTTATAGTGATGACAGATACAGAAGTATGTACCATTAAGGAAAAATTATGGCAGATATATACGATTTTGAAATAGAGTCTGGAAATTTATTCCAAATGACATTCAATTATACGGATGAAGATGGAGTGCCAATTAATCTTAACAACTACTGTGTCTTTTTAAGATGGGTTTCAGATACTGGAATAGAACATAATTTTAGTAGTACAGCAAATACTTCCGATTATGAAATAACAACTAGCGCAACAGGAAGTATTAACATATCAATTCCCGCAAAGACGACTCAACTATACACTTTCCAAACCGCTACTTATGATTTAGAAATTCAATCTCCAAACGAAACCTACCCACTTAGTGGCTTTGAGGTTATAAGATTGGTTTCTGGAACTATTACTTTTATTCAAAAAAATGTTAGCGTAGATATCAATGATTTAAAATGCGACCCATATCTCCAACAGTCAACTGAATCATTCAATAGAATTGCAGATATTAATGATGTTCAGTATAACGGAAATAGCATCACCACTTCTTCTGTAGGGGCTGCTAGTGATATTATTGTCATTAATGAAAATTACACTATTAACTATATAGAAGTATCTATTAACGGTTTTTCTTATAGATATCCTCAAGACTTAAGAATTATTCTTACTCCTCCAACAAGCAATCCTATTTTATTATCTGGTCATGAGAAAATTATCAATAATACAGAAAATTTCAATATAGTATTATCGCCCAAAGCAGCATCGGATAAATTTTTATATAATGCAAGATCTGGGGAATTAGTAAATATAGTGGATAAAACTAATATTATTAAATATAACGACTTGACTCTTTCTGGTAGCTTAAATTCCGTTCAAGGAACGAGTTCTCAGGGATCATGGACTTTAACAGTCATAGACGATAGCGAAGTGGGAGAAGGAAGCATAGAATCTTGGGGGCTTGTTATCAATCATGACTAAATTTGTGCTTAATACTATTACTACAAAAACAACAACAATAACTAGAATATATCCAAAAGAAAAAATAGTTCAACTGGTTAGATCTGTAATCATAACTATCATCAATACATTATGACCGAAATTATATCCAACGAATTTAAACAATTATTTAATACAGCCATGAATGAATTACTAGCAGAAAATAGTTTAACTCTTCCTTGTAAGCTTAGCTTTGCTTCTAATAAAGCAACAGATCTTTGCAATAATTGTATTTTTGATCCTTTTACAAAAGCTTCTGCTTATAAATATAATGGCACTGGCCCTATATCTTTTCTAGATGGTCAAATATGTCCTGTATGTAGTGGTTTTGGTTTGGTGAAAGGCTCTAATACAGAGACTCTGCATTTAGGTGTTATTTTAGATAGCAAATACTTTGTTAATTGGGACGCGAAAAATTTTAATGTTCCTGATGGAGCTATGCAATCTATATGCTCAAATAGTCTTTTATCTAAATTGAGATCAGCTTCTGATATTCAGATAACAATGAATGGTGTGGACTACAATTATCAAAGAGCTGGAGATCCATTACCCATAGGTTTTGGTTCTTTAGATTATATTATCACCAATTGGACTAGACAATGAAATTTAATGTGTCACTAAAAGACAAGAATAAAAAAATTGTTGATGACATATTAACGATCATGATGGTAGATTTGAATAAAATATTCAGATCGGCTGTAGCAGACTCAGAGGATAGAATTAGAACAATTATTAAAGATAATATAGTTTCAGATCCAGTTTATTTTTCTTTAACTTCTGGCAGATTAAGATATGAATTGGGCATTCCTAGAGTTGGTGCGATTAATAGTGTCGTAAACGAAATAGTAGATACTGTAAATATTAAATCCATACCTATTAAAAAAACTGCCACTAAACTTACTGGAGGTGTCGATATTACCCTTATAGACATAGGCAGTAATATTTTAGAGGATAAAGACGCCATGGTTAATGATGTAGAAAGAGGATATATGCTACCTTGGTTAAAGTGGCTATTATTCGACGGTAGTGCTCCTATTATCATGGACTATCATGTAGAATTTGGTAGCTATAGTCCTAAAAGGTCTAGAACAGGAGGTGCTGTAATGGCTCCTGGGGGTAAATGGGGTATTAGTAGTAAATATGCTGGTGTGGCATCTAATAATTGGTTAACTAGATCAGTAAATAAATCTAGAGACACAATAGTAAGTCTACTCATCAGTAAACTAAAGAGGAAATTATGAGTGCTCCAGAATATACAACATTTTATAAGGTCGATAAATATGGTCAATATAATATTATTGGTCAACTAGAAGATAATTTAAAAAGCTTTCTAGACTATGCTTTTTTATCTATAGGAGCATTTACCAACGTTAATAATCCCGCTAATAGTTTATATGGTGGTAATTTTCATACTCTGAATAGTGTGAATGATCCTAGTTATGCAGATAATACTGTTTATGAAACAGTAAGAAAAGATTGGGTATGGGACACTGATGTGTCATATAGTGGGGTTTCTCCGATAGATATATCAGGAGTTTATGTTAATGGTACTATTGCTCCTGGACCTACTGGCAATAGTGATTATTCATACACCCTAGACTATCCTCAAGGAAGAGTTGTTTTTAATAATCCTTTAAGTTCATCCGATAATGTTACTATGAATTATAGCTATCGAAATGTGCAGGTTTATAAAGATAACGAATCTGACTGGTTCAAGGAATTACAACAAAACTCCTACGACCCTACTAAATTTTCTAGCATAAGTGGACTTATTAACACCCACAGAATCCAGATGCCTTGCATCATTATAGAACTTGTTCCAGGCACAGAATTGGTGCCCTATAGAATAGGCAGTATAGACCACATAATAAGACAAGATTTGGTATTGCACATTTTGACCGAAAAATATGTAGATAGAGCATATTTAGTAGATATATTGCTTTTACAAAAAGATAAAGTTATTAAGCTGTATGATATTAAAAAAATAGTAGAAAATAGTGTATATCCTATTAACTATAATGGTTCGAAAAATGCGAATTTGTTGAATTATGCAGAAATATCCTCTGATAGCACATACTTTTTGAGAAGATGCTATTTTAAAGATATGAATTTGGTAGATCTTGATTATTTAACAGGGTCTATACTAAGAGCTTCTATTCGCTTACAAACAGAAATCTATCCTTAGCATTAATAATGGTGTATTAATTAACTAATTCCACCCAATACAATATCGGAGAGTAATCATGGCAAAACGCGTTTTTTTCGGTTCAACATCACTTGCAGTAAGACCAACTACATATGCTCAAACACCTAACGCTTCACCTTCAGTAGGTAGCTGGTACGCCCCTAGAGGCGTTCAGAGTGTAGGTTTTAGTACTAGTGTAGCTTTCGAGCCATTATTTCAACTAGGCCAAACAGAACTGTACGGCAGAACAGAAAGTCAGTCCCCAGAAGTAGAAGCTACTGTTAGCAAAGCCTTCGACGGTAATCAGCCTCTTTATGTAACTATGATGGGTGGAGGCGCTGCAGTAAACGACAAACAACCTACAGAATTAGCACTAAATCACTGTGAATTAGAATTGGGTATTTATAGTGAAAATGTTCCATATGCTAGTGGCACTCCAGAAAGTAGCGTGTATTGTAGCGGTATGTATATTAGTAATGTTAGTTATACTTTTCCTATAGATGGAACTGCAACAGAAGAAATTACTCTTGTAGGAGATACTAGAAAATGGACAACTAGCTCTGAGGCTACTGGCTTTGACAGTATTCCGAGTGCTGGTTCTGAAGAAGCTCCAGCGCCATATCAAAGATGGACATTAAACGTAACTGGTAGCACTCTTCCTAGTGGCGTTTATGAGAAACCTATACAAAGTGTGAGCGTAAGTATGGGGATTGGTAGAGAAGCTATTCAAGAACTTGGCACCAGAGGTAAATATTGTAGATATGCTACATATCCTTTTGAAGTTACTACAGATTTTGAAGTTATAGCAGCAGGCAAGATTCAGGGTAGAGGAGCATCTCCTGGAACTGTTACTAGCGACGATGTTACAGAAGGAGGTTATGACTTTGTTAATGATGTTGGATTGGAATGCTTTAGCGCTGCTAAATATGATATTGATCCAAATGGTACTGCTCCTAGCGATGCAAATATTAATGATGGTTATATAGATATGGGATATAGAGATCAAACGATCACATTAAAATTCTGTGGAGAAACAACCAGCGACAATCTTACCCTAAATCTTGGATCTAAATGCAGATTAACTTCTCAGAGTTATAGTGGTGGAGATACTGGAGGCGACAACGTAACTCTTAGTTATAGTTTCCAGAGCTATAACGAATTCAAGATGACATTAGAAGGAGACTTTCTCACAGACCCTCCAACTGTATAAGATGGTTTAGATTAAAGGACACTTTATGGACGAATTATTTATTATTATAGGACGTATGTATGTAGAGCTTTCTAATAATCAAAAGTTAATAGAAGCTCTACAAACTACACTACAGAAAAAAGACGAAGAATTATCTCAACTTAAAAATGGACAAAAGGATGACAGATCAGGAGATTGAGTTATCTTTATACAAAATTATCTTAGGAAAAATTAACTTTACTTACAAAAAAAAGAAGTATAGATTTAGATCTCCTAGTATTCAGGAAAAACTTAATTCTATCAATATTTATCATAGAGTTTTAAGTTCAGAAAAATATAACGAATGGTTGAGAGAAAGTGGAATAGAAAGATTTTTAATATACACTCAGTGCTGGAGACAGGAAACTCTTTTCATTATTAAACAGATTGAAAAAGAATTAGAAAGAGCAAAGATTGATCTATATAAAAACAGAATGAATCCTAATATGGTGCAGACTGCTAGAAAAAAAATAGAATCTATTAATCAGAGAAATGACAGAATTATGAAATACAAATATTCTGTACAAGCAAACACTCTAGAATATTATGCAAATACTATCAAAAATGAATATTTAATGTGTAAGTGTTTGACTAGAAATGGTAATCCTGTTTTTGTTTTTAAATACAAGTCTAGACCATTAGATTATCAGGAATTAGCCAATAAGTGTTTTGAACATACTCCTGATACCTCGACAATTAAAGAAATAGCAAGAAGTAATGTGTGGCGTCCATACTGGACAGCTGGCAAGAGCAAAGTATTTGGTAAGTCTGCGATTGATTTAACAGATGAGCAAAGAACTCTTATTAGTTTTAGTCAAATGTATGATAATATTATGGAGCATCCAGAAGCTCCAGAAGAATTTGTTTTACAAGATGACGATATGTTAGACGGTTGGATATATTATCAAAAAGACAAGGCTAAGAGAGAAAGTATGCAGAATAATGTAGAAGGACGGCATCCAGGAGCTAGCGAGGTGTTTATGGTTGCCAATAGTCAAGACCAGTTAGATACTATTCACGGAATGAATGATATGTATTCTAGGGGTATTGTACAAAGCAGAATAAATACAGCAAAAACAAAAGGTGAGGTGTCTGATGTAGATTTACCAGACATACAACAACAATTTACAAATACTAGCGGGAGAAGATAATGAATCACAAACAAAATAAAATGTTAGGCAGTATAAAGAAAAGATTTGAGACAAGCCTTATAGGCTCTCTTGCTAGATTTGAAAAATATTTTTCACATTTATGGGAAGAGGATGGAGAAGATGCTGAACATTTCTTTGAACTGTGGCAAAAAACAAGAAATGAAATTTTAAACCACGGAAACAACCAGGCTAGAGCAGCTATGGAAGATTTGGAAAATTTTATGGACTATAATCAAGGAAGATATAAATATCAATACAAGTTTTATAACAAGAACCAGGAGAATAAATATTATGAATGAGAGAGAATTTAGTGTTAAAATAGAGGACAAAGATGTTAAATTCTTAGTCAGGAGCCCATCTTTTAAAAATCAAAGAGAAGCCCAAAAGGTTTATAATACAGCTTTTACAGACGCTATCAAATCTGATGCGGTGGTGAGGGCAAAAATGGAAGATGTTCTTAGAGAACAGGGTATATGGAATGACGAAAAAGAAAAAGAGCTTACAGAACTACAAAATGAAATTATTAAAGCAGAAAGAGTGTTGGCTCAGGGTGGTATTTCTTTGAAAAAGGCTAAATCTATCGCTTTAGAAATGAAAGAAACCAGGGATAAAATTAGAGAGCTTCTTATGGATAGAAATTCTCTAGACAATAATAGTGCTGAGGGACAGGCTGATAACACTAGGTTCAATTATCTAGTAACAGTTTGTACGGTGTATAAAGATACAGAAAAGCCATATTTTAAGGATATGGACGATTATTTGGAAAAGAATACAGATCCTGTTGCTGTGAAAGCTGCGCAGGTGTTGGCTAATATGCTTTATGGACTAAGCGAAGATTACGAACAAGATCTAGCAGAAAATAAGTTCTTAAAGAAATATAAATTTATAGACGAAAAACTAAGATTAATTAATGATAAAGGTCAATTAGTTGATGAAGAAAATCGACTAATAGATGAGAATGGTAGATTTATTAATGAAAAGGGTGAATATGTTGATAAGTTTGGATTTAGAATTGATTTCGATGGAAATTATGTTGTTGAATTTTCTCCATTCTTGGACGATGATGGCAAGCCAGTTGAGGTTGCCGCAGTTAAAGAAGAAGAACCGGTTAAGGCTGAGGAACCAGCAGAGGAAAACAAACAGGAACCCGTAGCAGAAGAAAATAAACCAGACAATCCAGAAACCCCGTAGGGTAATATAATATGGCCTCAGCATTTAATTTAACAGCTCAAATTAATTTAGCTGGGCCTGCTAATATCAAGCCTGTTGTAGGACAAATACAAAAGGGCTTAAAAGGGATTAAAGCTAATGTTGATATTAATATTGACAAACGTACTGCTGCTCAGTTACGCGCAATCAATAAAAATATCACATCACTCAATGCCTCTCTGAAAAATTTGAATCAGGCTGCGTCTCAAGCTGGCAGAGGCTTGGGTATGGTTAATAATGCTGCTTCTAGTAACAAGGTTTCTAGAGCAGCAGGATCAATGAATAAGTTAGCTAGCTCTAGCAAAAATGCTGCAACTAGTTTGCAGGGTGCCAACAAGCAATTAGCAAAATCTAATAATCTTATGCAGGCATTTGGCAAGCATGTAAGTTTAGCTGCCAAAAAATTTGCTGCATTTAGTCTTGTGACTGGTGTGATATATAGGGTTAGTAATGCTATTGATGTCGCCGTTAGCGAGTTTATAGAGTTTGACAGACAATTGACCAGAGTTAGTCAAGTGACCGGTACATCCATGCAGGGTTTACAGGGTTTGGAAAGAACTGTTAGAAGTCTTGCTACTGGTCTTGGAGTGAGTTCGCAATCTTTAATCAAAGTTTCTACTACATTAGCTCAGGCCGGTCTTACTGCAGAACAAACTAGACAAGCCTTGAGCGCTCTAGCTAAGACTAGTCTTGCTCCTACGTTCGGTGATATTAATGAAACTGTCGAAGGAAGTATTGCTCTTATGAGACAGTTTAATATTAGCACTAAAGATCTCGAGCAGGCTTTAGGTAGCATCAATGCTGTTGCTTCTCAATTTGCTGTTGAATCTCAAGACATTATAACTGCTGTTAAGCGTGCTGGTGGTGTTTTTGCAGCTGCTAGTAAAGGTATCGCAGAAGGAACGGACGCTCTTAATCAGTTTATTGCTATCTTTACTAGTGTTAGAGCTACGACTCGTGAAGGTGCAGAAACTATTGCTACTGGTCTTAGAACTATCTTTACTAGAATTCAAAGAGGAGACACCATTGAAAAGCTTAAAGGTATTGGTGTTGAACTAACAGACTTGGAAGGTAAATTCGTTGGTCCCTATGAGGCAGTTCGTAGGTTAAGTATTGCCTTGGGCGGTCTTGATCCTAGAAGTGCAAAGTTTGCTGCTATCGCAGAAGAACTTGGTGGCTTCCGACAGATAGGTAAAGTTATTCCATTATTACAGCAATTTAATACAGCTCAAGCAGCCTATTTTGCTGCTCAAAAAGGTGGTAACAGCTTAACAAAAGACGCCACCATTGCTCAACAAGCTTTGTCTACACAAATACAAAAAACAAGAGAGCAGTTTATTAGTTTTATAGCGTCTCTATCTAATAATCAGGGTCTTAAAAATATGGCAACGCTAGCTCTTAAGGCAGCTAGTGCAATACTAAAAATAGCAGAGGCAATAGGTCCTGCATTACCAGCTCTTAGCATCATGCTTGGAGGCAAACTTGCCAGGACTGGACTAGGAATGATAACAGGCAAAAAATTTGCTGCTGGCGGTGTTGTTCCTGGAACAGGAAGTGGAGATACTGTTCCGGCAATGCTTACTCCTGGTGAATTTGTTATTAGAAAGAAAGCAGTAGAAAGTATTGGTGTTGGTAATTTGCAGAGGATGAATAA